TATATAGGGGGGACCGAGGTACCCCTGCATAAGTGGTTAGGCGGGTTAGGTCCGTTAGGCGTTACCTCGCTCTATCTTCACCAATCTCTGATAATTAATTTCCTTTTTTCTAGATCGTTGAACAAGACACAGTTCGGAAACCGTATCTTGTTCAAGAATCTATTTTCCTTGTATCATATCTATCAAACGATATATCCACAATTCAATCTTTGGTTCATCGTTCCTGTGCATGGGTTTAGTATAATGGCATCCATTTTTTGCCAGTATACCCGCTAGTTCATCGCGATTGATTTCAGGATTCTCTGCGAGAATATCCTTGCATTCGGTCATACGCGATACCTGTTGCCTTCCGAGCATCATTTTATAGGACATTATTTCTTTTCCTATCTTAGGGGTTATCGAATTTGGGCACGGTCACGCTCTAAAATCCGTGCCCTGTTCGAGAATCCCTAGATTCCCTTTGCGATGTTCAGGTACGTTCGGTCCTCACCGAGGATTTTCGGATACAGCTTAGTGAGGAACGAATCCAGAGTTCCACTCGACATTGCGGCGGCCATCTGATCTGCACAGTTTTCTTGTGCGTACATCATGGCGGCTGATGTCAGGTGTCGTGGCTTCTCGCGAAGATCATTATTGTTCTTCTCTTTGCCGATTCGCTCGTTGTCGGAGTTCATAAGATTCACGAAGTAAATCCAACCGAGAGAATGCGCCACAGTGCGAACATGATCTTCCGCTGTTACCGTAGTGCTCGTAATCGCTTTCTGATACGTGGCACTTGTTGGCATTTTCTGAAAAGTGTAATGAATTTCTTCCGGCTTGTAGTGGTTCATTACTTCTTCTCTTGAAGCCACAGCGGTAGTTTTGACTACTTCCGTAGTCCCGTTATCAGTGGTTTTTTGTTCCATGATAACTCCAATTATAAGGGGTTTACCTTGAAGATACTCTAGCAGTATCCGTTGTTCTTTACTTATCTACTACATTATAGGCTCAACTAGTCAGAAAGTCAACTACTTTGTTCGAGATACTTCGCAGTCTGAGATTCAACTCGCTGGCTTGTATCTCAATCGTTTACTACGTAAGTATAGCACATCGACCCTGAAAAGACAACCCTAACAAACGCCTATAATGTTATTTCATCTATTCCTATTATTCCGATTATCGTAGCCTTGTACCTAACAGAACCCTAACGTAGTGCCCATATCCTAACAAACACCTAACATTGTCCCTACTACCGTACAAATCCCTAACAAACGCTATATCCTAACAGAACCCTAACAAGACCCCCCACCCCGTCCCCCTCCTGCGTGTATATAGGACTCCCAGAAATATATGGGAAATTTTGATACTTTGACCGGCGTCACAATGTGATGGCTAATACGCTATATGGATGGCGCACCGGCGCAAGAAACCGCGTTTTCTATTTTCCCTAGTGAGAAAAATAATGAATAAGCTAAAGAGAATGCTGTCCCGGCATCATAGGATGGTGGACTTGATCCTGGCCGGATTAACGAATAAGGAAATTGCGGAACGGCTGAACTGTACGCCGCAGAATGTTTCTCTTGTACATAAGAGCCCCGTTGTGCAGGCGGAACTCGCAAGACGGCGAGAGAATATTGAAAAGAAAACGGATAGTAATCTTGGCGTCGCGATCCAGGACGCGGAAATGATTTTGCAGAAAAACGCGAAGGATGCCGCGCAGGTGCATGTCGATCTTCTTAAGAGCGAAGATGAGAGTGTTCAACAGAGGAGCGCGAATGCTATTCTGGATCGCGTGGGTATTCACGGAAGAGGTCAAGATAGCGGGGGCAAGACTATTGTTATAGAAACAGATCAGGTTAATCTTCTTCAGATTGCTATGCAGGAATCGAAGAAGGAAGTTATTGATATACAGCCCCCGGCCCCCGCGGATTTGACCTAGGTTAAACTATCTCTCCCCGCACAGCGGGAACAGCGATCTTAATATCAAGATTCTAGATAAGGAAAGAAAATGGCAAAAGGTAAAGTAAGTGCGCAAGAGAAGAAATGGCAAGCAGAAGACGACGCAAGAACTCTTATGGCGGCTGTAGAGATACAGACTAGTAAGCGCCGGATGAGTGCCGCGAAAAGAGAGTTAAATAATCAAGCGAAGGCTATTAAGAAAGCGGCTAGGATTTCTGCAGGAAGTCTTTCTAAGAAGCGGAAATAGTTTTTGTGCAGTTGGAACAGCGATCTCGTTATCAAGGATCTTGATAGAATGTTGACAGAGAAAATGAGCCCCGCGATGTTAGAAAGCCTCCGTGAGAGGGCGAAGGGGAATTTGTACTTCTTCGCGAAGGGCATTCTTGGGTACGATTTCCTGGACCCGATCGTGCACCGCCCCTTGTGCCGCGTTCTCGAACTCTATGACGGATACAACTCCTCGCTCGATTCCCCGAAAGAAGAGTACGAGGAGGCCCTAAGAGAGGTAATTCTACGACATTCTGCAGTACGCGGGGTTCCTATAACAGAACACGAGATCGAGGAAAGAATCGAGGAAGCTCTTACAAGAGGAATAAAGAAATGTAAATTCACACTCCCTCGTGGCTGGCTTAAGACAACGGTTTGTTCTATATCCTACCCCCTATGGCGCTCTATTAGGAATCCCGATGTTAGAGTCCTCCTCACGCAGAATACCTATACAAACGCTTGCTCAAAACTCGCATCAATTAAAGGTCAGGTGGAATCAAATGATCTGTTCCGAATCTTGTTCGCGGATCTCTTGCCCGGCGCAAGATCGAAGTGGAAAAGTGACTCGCTCTGTCTTACACGAAAAGGATCTTTCGCTGAATCTACGTTCGAAGCGGCAGGTGTCCGTACACAAGTTACCTCTCGACACTACGATCTCATCATCGAGGACGATACTGTTGCACCAGAGAGCGATGATCTCACCGCTGATGTAGCGTGCCCCTCTCCTGAGGAAATAGCGAAGGCAATTGGCTGGCATAAGCTAACGATACCTTTGCTCGTGGACCCCGGCAAGGGTCAGAATCTCGTGGTGGGAACACGATGGGCGGAATACGATATTCTTTCCTATATTGATGAAAAGGAGCCCTATTATTGGAGCGTCCAACGAGCCTCCCGTGAGAATTCCGATGGTACCGAGAATCCCAAGGGAACAATCTGCTATCCCAGTCGCTTCCCCGAGCATGTTCTAAAGAGTATAGAAACATCTCTTGGCCCCTATATGTTCGCGGCCCTCTATCGCAATAAACCCATGGCTGCGTCCGACATGACGTTTAAGCCGAGTTGGATAAAGTACTACGAAACCGAGCCACAATCCCTAATCGTATACACAACCGTTGACCTCGCTACTGATCCCTCTATCGCAAAAGGCTCTAAGCTAGACTACAATGTAGTTCTAACTACTGGAAAATGTCTCATAAGCGGGGACATCTATATCCTCGATATATGGCGCAAACATGCGAACCCCTCCGAGGTTATTAACGAGATCTTTCGACAAGTGCAAACCTACGGTTCTCTTAAGGTAGGTGTTGAGTCGGTCGCGTATCAATCCACGATGCTGTATTGGATTCGTGAGAAGCAGCAGGAGAAGAAATATTGGTTCGCTATTGATCCCATTACGCATGGGAAAAGAGCAAAGGGTTCTCGTATCCAGGGCCTCCAACCGTTATTCGCGGATGGAAGAGTTCTTCTACGAAAGCATCATGGTGTTCTCGTAAACGAACTCCTCTCGTTCCCGATGGGACAAAACGATGACGTAATAGACTGCTTATCTATGCAGCTCCGTTATTGGAATCTCACGAAGAGCGCTAAGGATATAAAGCAACAAAAGATAAAGGATGATCCTCTTTCCATCGACTTCGCTCTGGAGCAGATTCAGAATCGTGGAAAGAAGAAGGGATTCCCATATGATATCTCCCGAATAAACAGTCCCTCTACGGGGATACACAGAAGGAATTAAACAGATGAATTTAATTGATTTGATCGAGAACATATCCCCCTCTAGTGGGAACGAAGTAACGGCGGTCTCTACTACGGATGCAAACTGGACTAGTATAACACTGGACGATAATGCAGTATTCATAGATGTCTCTCTTTCAGGAGACAGCGCTCATATGGTTTGCAAGAGTGGAACTCCAACTGGAACAGACACGGGATGTATCTATCTCGCATCTATTCCCGTGAGGCTTCCTTGCAAAAGAGCTACTAAGCTTTGGATTCGTAGGTCCGGTAGTACAGATGTAACCGCCTATGTAACCGAATACATATCCACCTCCGCGACGTAAGAAAGGAAAAGAGAATGTCTGATGATTTCAATCCAGTAATAGGAACAAGAGAAGTACCTCACGTAACCGGAAATCGGCAAGATATGTCAGTGATTCCTACAAATGGGGCACACTGTGCTATTATCCTGCTCACAGCGAGCTCTAATAAGCCCGCGATCAGTGTAAAGCTTAAAGAGATAGAAGCTCTCTGCGATACATTTGAGTTAAAGAAATGGTCTGCTTCCTCTCTTCCTGGAAAAAGTGCGGAAGTAAAAGTATTGGCTCGTGTTAGCAAGTCGAAGGAATAACTAATGGCTGACAAATATGCAGTAGCAACAGCTAATTGGTCAAGTACAGATGCTTGGTCGCTATCTAGTGGCGGCCTTCCTGGTGCGGCTAAACCGCAAGCTGGAGAAAGCGTTATCTTTGATGCAAATTCAGGGAATATCACTGTCAGCCTTGACGAGAATACTGCAAGTCTTGGTGGCCTGAATATGACCGGATTTACTGGAACGCTCGATCTCTTAGGATACAATTGTGATAGTTCTGGAGATACGACTATTGATGGAACTTTCACAGGAACAGGAAGTCTTCTTTGCGGCGGGTCATTGGAAATACTAAGCGGGGCATCTTTTGATATTGGTGTGACAACTATATTAAATGCGAGCACAGGTTCGCATATATTAACAAGTAATTCAAATACCCTTGGTGGACTAATAATAGATGATAGCGGCGGGGATGCAGTATTCACGTTTGCAGATGAAATAACTTGCGCGGTATTTATACATCTGGATGGAATAACTACTCTTAGTGAGGACTTAAGTTGTTCTGGTTTCGCAATTGATGGCGGGACATTCGACGACGATGGAAACAATATATACGCCGCAGGCCCAATTACCAGAACAGGTGGGGTGTTTACATCGTCCGGCAGCCTGACGGTAACCGACAACACGACTATATCGGGTGCGAGTACGTCGTTCAACATCAATCATCTGATTATCGCCGCCGATAAGATACTCACGCCGTTGTCGAGTTTTTACGCTAAGAAAGTAACCCCGACCGGCAACATCGCAGAGACTAGTTATACGATCCTCATAACTGGCGCCTCGGCCGGTTGGTGGGGTTTGCAGGTCGGAACTGTCGCCAGCAACTTGCGGCTTAGGTTTCCGTCGGCTGGTACGGTGGTTCCCGGTAACGACATCCGACTGGAGAACAAAGGTTTTGAGATAGCGGTGTCCGGTTCCAAGACGTTCGCGTGGGACGGGAACATCGACCTCGGCGGCGGTGAACTGTACATTAGAGACATCACGGCAGGCTCGCCCAATTACGCCGAGGTGAACATGGGAGCATACTCGCTGACTAATGCTTCTGTCAAGCTGGGCGATTCCCGGCCCGGTGACTATCAAGGTTCGGGCAAGATTGGGTTCGGTACTGGAAGTCATTCTATCCTATCGCTTGCCAAGGGTTCCGCCGGTAATGGAGCGAACGAGATAAACTTTGGCTCGTCCGTGGTTGCCTGTTCTGGAATACTTAATGGGGATAACATAACCTGTACCGCGGATACTGCGATAGTAATAGGAGGAACTCTCTCGAACGTAGATCTTGATAGCGGTCTTCTCCTATACGCCGGATCAACGGACGATGGTTCTAACACCGGAGATATTCTCCCCTTCTCTGGTTCCCTTAATCTAAGCCCCTCGCTTGGGATGAATTAATAACACAAAACACACTAGGAAACTAAAGGAATGAGTTCATTGTCATCACAAGACAGAGAGTGGGTTAAAGCTATGATCAAGACCGCATCTGTGGAAATTCTCGAGCAGGTGCGTGTTGCGATAGATGAATCACAGGTCCATTGTCCTGTGGTTACTAAACTAAGGAATATCTCCATTGGAATAGGAATAGGGGTATTCATTGCGGGTGGCTCAGCGGGAGCTACTATCGTATCGTTGTTTACCTAAGAGGAGCATTATAATGACTTCCTTGTTTCATATTGATAAGATTAGTAAGATCTGTGCGTTTCTCCTAGGCGCTATGGCAATCGCGGCACTTGCGATTATTATTTCCAGTATCTTCCTCGGGTGTTCTTATTGGGAGGATATATCCGGCCACCGGAGAGAATTTTGGAAAAACAACCCCAATACACCCATTATCGCGGTCGATGAAGACAATGACGGTGCCCCCGATTATGATTCCCCGGATAAAGATCGAGACGGAGAGCCCGATAAAGATTCGAACGGTAAGCCCATCAAGTTACCAAATTCGGAAGAGAACTATCGAAGGTCTAAACTTGTTGACGAAGGTCTCTCTGAGATCTCTCTCTTAATCGCGGCCTTCGGTGTTCCTGGCTTTGGGCTCGTTAGTACCTATCTAAAGAAGAGAAAAATATTCACGCAACTAACCACGCTAATTAGTTCAATCGAACTCGCGAAAGAAGAGAATTCTACAGAAGGATATATCACACTATCGAAGAAAGCCCTCGATACTCTGCTTAAGGAAAAACCTGAACTCATTACGTTAATTGAGAAAATCCAGGCAGATATCGCGAAGAATAAATCCTAGGATAACAAATGCCCAAGAAAGAAAAAACAGCCCAAGAGTGGAGAGAGGCGATTGATAACGGGCTCCGCTATCGCCGCGAATATGGTATGGAAGATGCGTGGGCTTCTATCGAGGCTACGTTTTATAACGCGGATACAGATGCCAGAGAAGCGGCGGGGCCTAATATCATCGCCTCCACGGGTGATTCTTTCCTGAGCGCTTTATCCGTTTCCTATCCTTATCTTAATGTCAAGCCAAGGAGGCCTGAGTATATTAAGAACTCCCCCGTTCTGGAGAGTGTGGATAATTGGCTTCTTAAGGAGATCGAACTAGATGACGCCGTTGAGAGGGCCGTCACACATGCCTTCCTCTGGGGCGTTGGGATGCTTAAGATCGGTTATGATAGCGAATTCGGCTATGACCCCGAGAAGGATATCGGTGAGAACCAGCCCCTAGGTATGACCCTTACTCAGTTTGATAAGAAAGGGAACCTAATCGAGTCGGGAATAACTGATCCCGGAATGCCTTGGGTTATGCCAGTACTCCCGCACGATATCGTGGTCCCCTATGGGACTATCAAGATAAAAGACGCACCTTGGATTGCGCATAGATTCATTCGTCACATCGACGATATCAAGGCCGATCCTAAGTATTCAAACCATAGGGACCTCGTTCCTCAGATATCTACTGAGGACTATACTAAGAGCTATACCAAGACCCGCCAGTTGCATCGAATCGGAGAGAGTCGCGTTAGAACAAGTGGCTCCGGTAGCGCGGAATACGTAGAATGTTTCGAGATCCATAATCGAAGAAACAGAAGGATCTACGTTATAGCAACTGGGCACGATAGGATAATTAGGAAATCCGTTAATCATCTACAACTAGACGGCCTTCCTTTTATTCCTATCGCATTCACTCCTAGGGCACGAACATTCTGGACCACCCCGGATGCTTACTATCTCCGTCAGCCCCAGTGTGAGATGGATGATATATCCCTCCAGGCTTCGAAACAAAGAAGAGCCAGTGTTCTTAAGTTTCTCTATGAAGAGGATACAATAGACGAGACTGAGCTTGATAAGATAACAAGCGGTGACGTGGGGATCGGAGCTAAGGTTAATGCAGGGAAGAGTATTGGAGATGCTATTCATTTCCTGCATAATGAGAACCAGTCCGCTCTCTATCAAGATGCGGAAGTTATTAGAAGGAATGCCCGAGAAGTAACCGGCCTATCTCGAAATCAAGCTGGAGAATTCCAGGGCGGAAGAACTACCGCGAAAGAAGTAGCGGTCGTAGATCGCGCGGCCCTCTCACGAATGGGTCGGAGACAGAAGATCCTCCGCACAACCTACGAAAAGACATTCAGGAAAATCAATCAAATAATCTTCCGCTACTGGACACAGGAGAGAGTTGCAGAATACGTGGGAGAAGAAGGCGCTAGTGAATGGCAGAATTACACCGGAAGTTCTCTCCGAGGAGAATATCAATATGAAGTAGTCTTTAGTGACGAGATCCTACCGACAGAATCTGCTGAGAAGAACGAGGCTCTGCAACTCTATATGAACCTCGCTCAAGATCCCTCGATAGATCCCCTCGCACTACGCGAATACCTCGCCGATTCTAACAACAACCCTGCATTCAAGAAACTATTTAAGCAAAATGCCAACGTACAAACACAAGTGCCTGGATTGCCAGGCGGAGCTGGAGATCTTTCTCTGGGTCAAGGACAGGGATAATTCTCAGAAATGCCCCTCATGTGGGGGCGCTACTGAGAGAATATTCCACGGCGGCTCTATGGTCGAAGTATGGAATCCCATAACTCTCGAGCATATTGCTCCCGAACCCATGACCTTTCATTCCAAGAAACAGCTCCAGAGATATTGCAAAGAACATAAGTTATCTAGTGGAGCACTCCTATGAGTAAAGAAGAAAAGAAACCTAAGCCGGAAAAGAGTATAGTTCTAAAGTTCTACCCCGAAACCGGTTGGGAGATCAACATGAAGGGCCTTATAACTCTCCATGATATCCATCGTCTCAATCGAATAATTAAGGTCGCCTACCGTAACCACAGGCATGAACAATTAGTACAAAATAAGCTAAAGGAATTGGAACATGAGAACGTTGTATGATGAAGAAGGTAACCCTGTTGAAATCGACGATACGTCTACTTCTAAGCTGGATACTATAATCGAGAAACTTAACGCGAGCGATGAGACTGCTAATCAGAAACTTGCTGAGATTCTGGCTGACCCGGATTATCAGAAGGTTCTGGAAGCGAAAGAGAAGGGTGGAGAGATTGTTATCTCGAAAGGGAAGAAAGATCCAGTTATTGAAGATGAGCCAGTTGATCTGGATGAACTTGATAACCGAGGTCTAGTTAGCCATATCGAGCAGAAACTTGTATCCACCCTTGAAAAGAAACTCGAAGAGAAGCTAACCCCCGTAAAGGGTTCTCTAGAAGACCTAAATAAAGTCGCGCAGACCGTACAACAGACCGCTACTCGAAAAGAAGCTGATCGTCTCAGAGGAAAATATTCCGACTTCGATAATTATAAAGACGATATCATAACTCTACATAATACACATCCCACACTTACATTGGAACAATTATATACACTCGCGTCTGCTGGGAAAGAGAAACCTATTCCCACCCAGGAATTGGGAACAGAGCGACCGGGTTCAACTGTTCACCGCGCTGCGCCTAAGAAACGAGATAAACCTCGTTCTCCGGGACGCAAAGGGATAAAAGAAATGATTCGCGAGGGAGCTTCTATTGGTGTAGATAAGGCTCTCGCGGATAACCCCGCGTAACAGGAATAGAAAAAGATGTCTTTGCCTACTCTTACACGCACGATTGATGACGCGTTCACGCATACTTGGTACGAGATTCGAGCCGAGGCTATTGATAATATCCTCGACGCCAATGTAGTGACCGCGGCTCTTCGTGCAAACGGATGTTTCACTCCCCAGACGGGCGGTGAATACATCACACGAACGATTCGTTACGGAGAGAAGTCCACTAAGAATGTGAAGAAGGGTGATACTCTTTCACACGGTGAGACTCAGTTGAAAACAATGGCGCGATGGGAGTGGAAGTACATCACTGCCCATATCCAGAGATCTCTTCAGGATGATCAGAAAAATCAGGGTAAGTTCAAGATTGCTTCTCTTGTAGAGGATCGTATCCAGGCTGCAAAGGAAGCAATGGACGATACGATTGAAACTACCCTAATGGCTCTACCGGACCAGACTGGAGGCGCTGCAGAAGATACTCGTATGAGGCTTGAGAGAGATCCGAATTCTCTCTACAACTTCATGCCGGGTGGAACTGCTCAGGGCGCGGCCCAAGATTTCGACGGTTCATCCTCCTACACCTTTGGAGAAATCGGTCTTGACAATGCTTGGTGGAGAGCTAAGTATAAGACCAAGAGCGGTGTCTCCGCTGTGACTCTTCTGGACGATATGAAGAATCACTATAATACAATCGGTGAGAATAAAGCCTATCCAAATCTCATCGTCACCAATCAAGCGATGTTCGAGGCCTATGAGAACTACGCTCTCGATATGTCCCAGATCGTGAAGGATAACGGAACGAAGCTCGCGGACCTTGGCTACGAGGTCCTGAAGTTTAAGGGCAAGGATATGGTATGGACCAGTAAGGTCACTACCAATCGCGTCCTGATGTTTAACACTGACTTCATTGAAGTCGTGTATGATCCTACGTACTGGTTCGATATGACGGAGTGGAAGTTTACTCAGCTCCAGCTTGAGCGTATTGCACATATTGTATCCGCAATACAGGTTATCTGTTCGCAGCCCCGTCGTCAGGGTTGGATCGGAACATACGCCTCTTAGAGGAAAGGAAAATAGATTATGTCAATTGATGATCCTAAAACTATTTTCGAAACCGCAATCACCGAGACTGTCGCTAGTGGCGGTGTAGATAAGGAACAGGTCGGGACAGTTCGTCACGGCCGAGATGGTAAGATCTACCGTTGGGTACAGAATACCCATAGCGCAGATCTTGCCGTTGGAGATGTTGTTTTCCATGATGGAGCAACGGATTCCACGAATATGTATAAATATGTAGAGGACGGCGCTACTGCAGCCCTGATGTTCATGGCGGGTGTCGCGATTAGTGCAATTCCTTCTAATGGATTCGGTTGGATTCAGATAGATGGAATCACGAGTGCGTTTAACTTCCTCGGCGCGACTGCTGGTGGAACAGCTCTCGCGGTTGGTGATACTGTTATTGGCGTAAACGGTCAGACCTATACAACTAGGTCGGAACCTGCTGGAGATCCTCCAGTTTATTCCAAGTATATTGTTGCTCTCGAGACCGTGGCTACAGCAACTACCCCTGCTGCCGCCACTATCGCGGGCATGATTAAGTGTTTCTAATCTAGGAAAAGGAAAGAAAAATGCTGACAATAGGGATACCTCTCGTTGGAGATCTGCCGCAGGAATGCGTGACGGATCTAATAGTAGCCGCAGCCCAAGCAGGGAAGCTCTCGGAGAGAATCTCCGTGATCTGCCCACAGAACATATTCCCTCATGATCGGGCGCGAGAACTAATCATGACAGAAGCGCTTAAGATGGGAAGTGATTATCTGTGGTTTATTGATGCAGACACTAGACCGCCTGAAGGTGCATTGGAAAAAATGCTCGCTGTTTTACATGAGACGAAGTGTGCGATGGTTAGTGGTTACTATGTCCAGCGGGGGTATCCCTTTGTTAGTACATGGTCTAAGGTTCGAAAGGATAAGGTTCAGGATGGAATGGTTGTTATAGAGGAAACTGAGGTTGCGCCGAAGATAGATAGTTGTGGCCTCGGTTGTGCTCTTATTGGTCTCAAGTGGGTCCGAGAGAACTTAGTTCCTCCATACTTCCTGATGCACCCTGATCCTGATCTCCCCACGATGTTCCGTTGGGAAGATGCTTTTTTCTGTAATAAGATAAAAGAAGCCGGTGGTGCGATCTATGGTACAACCGAGGTATGTTGTATTCATATGGGCCGTAGGGGAGAACTTACTCCTGAAACCGCAGGACGCCTTCGTGAGCATATTGATCGAGGACAGAGAAATGGTTAGAGTCCTTATCTTTGCGGCGGGTGAAGGGCATAGGTGGAATAATTATATGGGCATTAGGAAACAAATGATCCAGATAGATGGAGAAAGTCTATTGGATAGAATGATTCGGCAGTGCCATGAGAGAGTGGATTGTGAGATCTTTATTAACGGTCCTCTTTCTCAACCTTGGTTCCAGCGCCCTAGAGCGGTTCTTAATCCTATAGAGATTCCCTCGAACGAGGATCATAGAGCACATACACTAGACAAATGTTTGAATTCTATTCATCAGTGGAATCAGGAAGATCGTACAGTATGCCTTCTTGGGGATGTTTATTACGAAGATTCCGCAATGGATCTTATTCTTAAAAGTCCCCATAGGACCTTTGTGCGTTACGGAAGATCCGAGGGTTCTCATAGAACCGGTAAATGCTGGGGTGAAGATTTCGCGTGTTCTTTCTATCCCGAGAACCATGAGAAGGTGAAGGAATATCTTGAGAGTTTTACAATCGAGAATTCCCATACCCCCTGGACTAGAGTTGTAGAAAAATTTCAAGAACAAGATAACCAGCCTCATCATTACGAACTAACGGGCCTAACGGATGATTTCGATCGTCCTTGTGAATATCATAAATGGCTCCAAATGCGGCAGCGTTATCGAACCGACCTCGAACAAACTGACATCAGGAGTATATAAAGATGGCAAGTGGAACTAATCTAACCGAGATTCACCCGCATCAAGCGAATGTTCTTTTCCAAAAATACCTGGGAACTAGATCTCGTAGAGGGAAAACTGGAACGTCCTTTACAGGAAAGCTGTTCACGAAAGCAGGAGAACCTCAGACAAATACTTCAGGAGATTCTCCAGGTGTGGCTCCCGCGTGGATCATTGACACGAGCGGCGAGAAGTTGTATTTCTGTAACACATGGACCGATGAGAACACTTTCAACATCGTAGCCGTTACCCCCTCTTAAGGAGTTCTAATAATGACCAGGGCTGAGATAACTGCAATGATCCAAGATCAGTTCGCTGGTCGTACTGATAAAGATACCACCCTTGGATTTGCGATCACGAATGCGCTTAAGGAGATCGGGAAGAGACATGATTTCCAAGAACTGAAGAACATCGAGACAGATGTTGACCTTCTTTCCCTTGAGGTAGATATCTCCGACGCTACCTGGGATGTCTCGGAACTTACTCTTACAAAGACCGCTGGATTTGCGGACTATACCTACGCTAGTGGTGATATGATCCTGATAACAGATGGAACGGATATCACCACTGGATGGGTAGAGATCGCTAGCAAGACGAATGATAATACAATTGTTCTCTCTAGTTCGATCGGCGTAGGAGATGAAACGGATGTAGACGCTTCTTGGATAGGGACTCCTCAATATGTTTCTCTACCGGATGCTACGCACAAAGTAATGGGCGCGGTTCTCATAGATGGATTATCTTCTTATAATCTAGAGATCCGGACAAAAGGTTATGTGGATAAAGTATATCCCGCGCCTGAGACCTGCCTCTCTACGAAACCCGAACTCGCGTATAGAATGGGATCGAAACTAAGGCTTGCTCCTTACACGGATACAAACTACAAGGTTCGATTGACTTCGATCGATTATCCCTCTCTTGCGGCCGGAGATAGTGCGGAGCCCACGATAGAGGGAATCGAGGATTGCCTAATCGCGCGGGTCCTAATGGATCTCTACGGTGGCGAGGAATTCGAAAGAACTGCAAGATATTGGGAGAATCGCTATGAGCGTGCTCTTCAGATTCTTATTCGAGATGATAAGAGAAAGCCTTCTACGGTTCATAAACTTGATACCGGTGGTTCTCTCGGTAAACCTAATGCGGTGAGTTCACTCTCTACCGTTCGCTTTGACCCCGGCGATGTGAGGAGGTTCTAGTATGGCCGATATCCTCCATCCTGTTCTTGAACTCTGGTCGGAACAAGAGGTAGAGAACGGGGAAGTTATTAACCGCGCATGGCAGGTTCGACAGGGAGTTACTCTCCAGAGCGCGGAACAAGAGAGAGGAGATATCGTTAGTGGAACAACTTACTACGAGATTCTCTCTAGTTCCATAACCCCGTTGAAGGGAATCTCTCAGAGAATTCTTAGAGTAAAGGGATTCCGGAGCGATCTCTGGAGCGATGTAGAAAGAACGGATACTTTCAGGGAACTCCTCAATAGTCGTAACGCGGAGATAACTAGAAACCGCGTTATCTATACCCGTAGATGGGAATGCGATGATACCGCTATCCAGGAAGATGAAAACGGATGGGGAGCTTCGACAGATAGCTCTAGCGTGGTATCTCAAGCTCTTAAGGTAATAACCTGGGAAAGCGGTTCGGTCTTTTATCCCGGAATGGTGGGACTTCCGTTAGATTATGCTTCCTCTACAGATGTTAAGGTAGAAAGCTACACCAGTCCTACTTCTATTACTGTAGATATCAGTCAGACTACCTCTAGTGAGGCTCTTACGTTCCGGGGTCAGTTACCTGCGGAAGTTGGTCAACCTTATGGAAACGGTCTCTGGTCGAATCGAATAGAACCTTCCTGTATTCGCGTTATAATTAATCCCGCGTTTACTATAAAGCGCTCTCTTATAACCGCACAATATAGTGCCCCGCGAAGGAGAACAGTATAATGGCTGTTGGAACAGGATGGTTTGAGATAGAAAGATCCTACGATAGGGGCGTTGCAGATGCGCAATACTGGACCGGGGTGCGAAGATATGTTGGACCTAAGAGTACTCTAGACGATAGCGTTACAGAACTAGATGGAGCTACTTGGTCTACTCCAGAAAGCGTTACTCTAATCCCTAGAAAACTCCGGATTTTTCAAAATGCTAGGGAAGGTGGTTATGCAGAAAATAGCGAATGCGCAGAGATCGAGGTTCAATATCGAAGTGCGTATAATCCAATAACTCACCCCGTCGGAACCGCTACTCTCGCAGTTTCTACAAGACCTCTCCAGTATAGACAGAAAGAGGATATCGCCGGTCTTGTTATAGAAGGTCCGCATAAGACAAAGAAGCGCCATTATTTCAAAGTCGTGAATGGATCTAATATACGATTCAAACACTTAACTGTTTTCCAAATACGGACTGCTTTTGATATCACAGAGCAGTTTCATAAGACAGGAAAGACATGGGCTACGTTCTCGGATCTTCTTGATAAGATTAATAACGCAGAAATGTCTAAACTCGGGATAGGAATAGGGCAGGCAAGGCTTATTAACGTAAGTATCCCGAAGTATTTTCTCTATAACTCTCCTATCACGCATGTTCCTACGAATTTTACCTTCTGGTATAGTTCAAAGCATTGGAATAAGTTATACGATGATGCGACTAATTTCGGAACCTGTAGATCGCAATTATTTTACAAGGGTCCGAAATCAGTCCCTGTTATAGATACAATGGATATGAGTAGTACTGAGTCTCTTACTTATATTCACAAAGATACCCTCGCTGCAGGAGCGAGTGAAGCTAACGCCAAGCTCGTGATAAGAGAAGATGAAGTAGAGGCTAAGATGGCCGCGGCTCAGAATAATGGCTATCGTGATCTATTCGATGAAGATGATGGAGACTTCGCGTCTCTTGACGCTAAACTCTGGTGGACTATAACAGTATGAGTGATATACTAAGAACAGTTAATCAGATTATTAGCGGTCTTAAGGATCTTGCCCACGATCCTGAACGCCTTGTTGAGAACTTTCAAGATTTCGTTTCCCAACTACCGGATGAGGTAACCTCGGAAGATACCTCGTATGATGATACCACACTAGAGAGGCCCCTTGAGGAAAGAGTCGCTGATCTTGAAGATACTGTAATGAGGCGACCTGAGGAACTTAGGATCAAGGATAGTGAGATTCCTAAAATGGAAGGGAACTATATTGAACCTACGCTTGTGGAATATGGTTATGTCAATAGCGCGATAAGTTCTTCTCTCGATCACATCGATATCCAGCCAAGTGATTTCAGCGGAAACGATGGAGACCTTGGTGTTATTGCTATCGCGACAGGAAGTGATGGGAAGGCGCACTCGGTAGAACTCGCGCAATACGATCAGGTAATGTTCCTGCGTCTTGAGCGTCCTGTGGTGACAAAAGATAGCACAACTACTGTCTATGGCATTCTCATAGGAAGAACAGGGCAGGTAGAAGGAGAGCGTGATGTTTGGCAGCCCGGAGATATAAAAACACATGCAGGAAATACAGTACAAAGCGGATGGCTACTATGTGATGGGTCAGCAGTATCACGTACAACATATGCTAATCTTTTTTCTGCTATAGGAACGTTATGGGGCGTTGGTGATGGTTCAACAACCTTCAACTTGCCCGGCGATGGATTAGTCTGGCGAGGATATCAGTCAGGGCACGCAGACTATGGTACGGTAGGTAACACAGCGGGCGTTGAGACGCTCGATTTAGACCATACCCACGTTGCCTCAACGGTGTCAGAAGTTGATGCTGGAACCGAAACATATGTGTGGCATAATTCAGCATCAAGTTTTCCCAACTGGAACGGGACTCGCAATCCGCCGACGATTGACCGCCCTGATAACGCCGGTGAAGCTGACCCACATGAAGTAGATAACCGTGGGCCGTTCGGTGTGGTAAAATATTTAATTAAATATTAACTATTAACTGCCTGATGATTGCTCCCCAAAGGGCAGAAGAGCCGCTGCAAGATATCAATTTGGCGCCAAGACTGGCGTGCTACGCAGCCTGCTGATCGACGCCGGATTGAAAATGGAGTAACACATGAGTTTGATACCGGGAATGAGGATAACAACGAGTATATTATTCATAACTACGGTAACATCACAACTTTTCACACAATAGATGCAGATACCTATCATATTCTTGCAATAGATCAGCGCGGCCATGTTTCCAAGGTTTCCGCGAATGGAACCGATTGGAAAGAAATGTCCTCTACCCCATAATAAGAAGGAAAAAGAAAATGAGTCTAGAAATCATCAGAGTAACAGAACAAGCCGGGATCGACTATATGCTGGATCATATCGTAGCGGACACGGATGAAACAAAAGAGGAGATTGTTAGCACGATACGAGACCTCCTTGCGGATCAGAAAGATCGGACACTTATTCTACAAGCCTGGGATGTGGAGGATGAGAAGGAACCCGTTCTCCAGGCATTTATTATTGCATACGTTCCCCCGAATGGGAACTATTCTTTCATTATACAAGCGTGGAAGATATTGAAGCCAGTGGATTCGCGGGTCATGGATAGGCTTTTCTTCAGACTCCAGTACTGGACAGACTCCTGGGGGCGGACAGAGATCCGCGGCGAAACAACTCGTAAGACCGAGCCCTTTTTAAGAAAATGGAAATTCGAGCACATTTCAAGTGTTCTTCGATATACGATTCCAGTAGACTTTGAACTACCTCAAGCACAGGATAGAAAAGAAAATGGCAACAGCAACGTCGATAGCGTCCTCTCTGGGGAGCAAGAACATAAGAGACAAGGCAGCGAAGTTACTGAACGATACCCCGATAGCGGAGGCGTTCAGGAAGCAACCAGTAGTACAGAATCAAGTAGCAAGACAGAATACGCAGGCTCAGCAACAGATCGGGGAGGCAAGCGATCAGAGATCGAGATTACAGAATCAGTACGGGGATCTACAACCAGAAGCATTGCAGGCAACGGGAGTAGTTCCGGGAGCATTGAATCAAGCCCAGGGACTGGAAGCGATACAGATACAGGAGCAGATCTCGGAGATAGAAAGACAGAAACAGATAGCGAAAGATCGGTTCCGAACTGGCTTCGAGGATATCTTTCGAATCGGGCAAGAACCCGCGCCCTCGTATCAACAGAGACTAGATGAACTAGATATTCCAGGAGTAGCGCCCGAGCATAATATCGACCGTCAGGATTTCATCGAGAAACGGTATAGGGCTACTGTAAGAGAGAATCTTAAGTTCGCGCAGGATAGGCAGATTAGGTCTCTTGATAATACTCCTAGGGATAGAATTAGTCGTGAAAGCAAGGAGCAACTTGATACTAGGATCATTAATCTTAAGTCCCTCCAAGCGGCGGGAAAATTGACCGCGCGTGGAAGAGAAGCTCTTGCGAAGTCCTACTTCTATTATAGTAAACGCAATGAAGGGAAGCTGCATCCTGATAAGATTCGAGAACAGGAACTCTTTACTGCGAAAGCTAATACGGCGAAGGCGATTCTTCAAAGGGGAAAGAGCAAGGCAATGCTTGATTTTGCTCAGGAACTTAATAAACTCGATTCTCCTGAACTTATTAGATCCGTTGCTGAGACACATCCAGAGGGAAGCGCGGAGAGAATCGCGGCTATGAAGAGGGCTAAGGAACTTGATACCTGGATGCAGAAGGAAGAGAATAAGGGAAAAAGCGCTTTCGACTTTGAGTTAGAAAGAGTAAAGAAACTTTCTTCTGAGGAACAAGCTGCGCATTGGGATGCGAGGTTTAATATCGTAAAAGAAGATCCGGGGACCATGTCTCTGAAGGTCGCAGTGCAGGCGTGGCAGAGAATGCAAAAGGGATTTAATGAATGGGATATTGCTTCTAGTGATGAAGACTACAGTGATGTTCCTCATCCACTTAATAGATGGAGTATTTTCAAAGATAGGAATTTCAAAACACATCCGATCTCTAGAGAAGAATTCCTCGCGGTTGCTACCGGGAAGATTGTAGGAGGATTCTCCCCAAAGGGCGGGAAGATTAAGGAGACTCCTGTTACGAAGGTATTCGATCCTAAGGGTGGGGCAATTGATCCGGGTTTGATTAATCTAAATCCTGATGGTAGTGAGATAGATACCTCAGGAGCCCCAGTATTTAGTGATGAAGATATCAGCAAGCACTTTACAGGATAACAAACATGCCTGAATTACAGCCAGGGATATTAAAGCGAAAAGAACTATTCGATCCTCTTGGGCACCTAGAAGGTGCAGAGTATCAAAAGGCTTATTTCGAGAGACTTGGTAAAAGTGAACTCGCGAAACAGATAACGCCTGAGTTTTATGAACAGAACAAAGCAGTTTTTGATATCACGAAAGCGGTCCAGAGAACCGCGGTGCAAAGACAATGGGAAGATTCGCAGAAAGAATCTCTTGAGAAAGTTCTCTCGGATTTCGATAAAGAGCAAGGGATCTTTCTTCCGGCTAGGACTAATGCGATTCCTACGGTGCATAGTCCGCATGTTAGTATCCTGTCCCCGCGTCAGAGAAAGCACCAGATAGCGCGACAAAAGCTCGCGGCAAGATACGAGAACCCTTTCTTCCGTGATCCGGGCGCTAGGAAGTTTATTGGTAGAGAGGCCGCGAAGGAGGGGTTAACTTCCTATCAGTATAGGAGACTTAATCCCTATAAGGCCATGCTATTCGAGGCCCAAGCTAAGTTCGGAGATAAGGCACCAAAGGATTTCTGGGAATCTCTTGAGGAGGAAGTTACTAGTGGCAGGGTGGTTCCCTTTGTGGGAGATATTATTACGATCGCAGATTTCATGAATGTAACTAGAGATCAGCGACTCGCGCAAATGGACCCGGAAATTCGTAAGGATCAACTAAGGCGTACTGTGCAAGGAATGGTTGCAGCAGATAGACCTATCTATCAAGGAACAGATAAAGAAAGACTAGAAGCCGCAACGGAAGATATTAATGCCGCGAAAGAAAGAGTCTCACAGCGTTTTGATAAGATAATCGAGGGCATGACCCGCGGCCAGACTTTTGGCGGTAAGATAGGAACTGGAGTAGGGGGCTCGGTCCCCTTTATGCTTGAGTTCCTAGCTACCTATGGGCTTGCGAAAACTGCTAAGGCAGCTACGAAGAAAGGCTTTGCTTCGATTGCGAAAAAGAGAGCGCTTAAGCAGCTTGATAATCTAACTGGAAGAGTGGTTTCTGAGAAAGCGAAAAAGAAACTTGCAGAATACGCGGCGAAGAATATTAAGAAGAATCTCTTCGTAGATGCAGTAGGGAATGTAGCTGGGGCGTTTCTGCAAACCAGCCTGGGATTCCAGCAGAAGATCGCGGCTGATATGGCGCGGAAGTTTATGCCCACGGTAGGAGTTAATCCTGAGACCGGGAAACTTACGCTTGTTAACCAAGAGGGAAGCGTTGGGAAAGAATATCTCGATAGCTTCGTTAGTACCTGGATAGAGAATTTCTCTGAGGTCGCGATCTCTCAAGCGGCATCAAGGGCGGGAAAGGTTCTAGAAAAGGGCGCGAAGAAGATTCCCTTAATCGGTGAGCATACCGCGAAGATAATGAATGCTCTAGGGAAGTTCAAAGCCGGGGGACCATTCTCGAATATCGCGGAAGAAATGGGAGAGGAGGCGCTGTCTCATTTCCTGCGATACGGTGTCGGTGTTGGGGATGTAAAAGATCCCTTTATGTCCTGGGAAGAACTGGGCGTAACGCTTGGAGTAATAACTGCACAGAGCGGTGGGGGTCTTGCGGTTGGGCGTTCTACTCAAGGAATTCTAAAAGCAATTAATCGAATAGAGAATACCAAGGTTCGGAAGAAAGAAGCTACGAAGGCGCTTGGTTTCGAACCTGGTACTCCTTGGGATATCGTAGAAAAGCGGCTTAATACTCTTCTCGAACAGGGGCAGAAGGATCTTGAACAGAGATCTAGGAAAAAGAAAGAGGAGAAGATAAAGGGTGATCCTATTATTGGAACCACACATACGACGAAACTTAGATTCGTGCCGCAGATTGAAAGACACGGAGAGAAATTTGATGTAATTATCCCCTCGCGGGGTGAGGATCTCTCGGACTTCGGAGTAGAGACACATTATATTTTTAAAGAAGAAAGTGATGCGAAGGAGTTTCTGAAAAGTGAGAGAGAAAAGTTTAGGATACAGGATAAAATAGAAACGAAGAAAGCTCAGCAAAAGAAAGAACCCGTTGTTCCGCAGCCGAGAGTTACTCTTACGGTGGATACTCCCGATCTTGCGAAATTCGGAAAGCCGAGAGTTGTACCGAGGGAAGATGGCGGGGCCGATGTTGTTGAGAACGAAGGCTATGGTTTTACTCTTTATCATAGGTTTGATAATGTGGATAGTGCGATTCGTTTCAGGGATAGCCTTGATGCTCAGAGGCCCGCGAGATCTACTTCCTCCGAGAAGGAGCGAAGAGAGGGACCTTTTATTAAATCTGTCCAGCAGGCGGAGACAAAAGAGGAGAGTGACGCGGCTAGGGTTGCTATGAACCGGCGCTTGTTCGGGACCCGCACTGTTTTTAGAGATGTAGATGGTGGAGTAGAGGCGACACTGTTCGAGGGAACAACTCCTCTTGGTACGATGTTCTTTCCCTCGGATAACATAACGGAAGCAATGCAGAGAGCGGAAGTATTCATGGAACAGGTCTCGAAGTCGATGGCAAGAGATCCGGTTTCTAAGAGAGCGGGGATAGCTACACAGGCCCCGCGATTGAATATCGCCTGGACGTTGGAAAATACTGAGCAAGTTCCTGGGACTCCTTATTATACCGAGTTTCCATCGAATGCTAGTCAGGGATTTCAGGATAGGATTCTGGACAGGGGATATGTGAAAAGTTTCCTGATACAGATGGAAGGAATTATTGAGAAAACAGGTTCGAGGCTTTATGAAATCGAGGGAAACGTTAATCATAAGAACGCTTCTCTCTTTGGCCTACAACTAACGCAGCATGAATATGCATCTATCTTCCCGAACTTCTTCTCGGAGAAAAGTGAGAAGGGGGAGGATATTCTTAGGCCCGCGATCTCCTTTAATCCCTATATGCATCTTGAGAAAGCAATGACCGCAGAGGGGACAGGGAGAGCGGATGCCAAGGTTAGGAGAGTAGCTGCGATTAATTCTGTAGAGACTCTTCTCCATGAATTCGCGCATATTAATATGCTTGATATCGAGCCTGGTCATGTTTCTATGCTCATGGAAGCAGAAATGGCAAGGCTACGTAATATCCTGGGCTCAGAGTTTTTGAACGAACTTGAAGAACTATTCTATAACCTATACGGAACATTAAACACAGAGGAATTCAGAAATGACGCCAAAGAACTTAAACGAACCTATGTCAGAGGAAGCAGATCTTCAGAGACAAGTGAGCAAACTCGTGCCGCTGCTCGCGTACAAAGACACCAGAGGCCTAAGCGCAGCGCTGTCGAGGATGCCCCAGACGATTCGGAAGGAAGTCCTGGAAAAGTCAAGTCATTATCTTCTGAAGAACTGGCCGAAAATGACACCGGCGAGAAAGAGGAAGATCCTCCGGGAATCACAAACCCTGACGAAATAGAGAAGGTTAATAATATTGTTAAGAAGATCCGGAGAGTTCATGGGGAATGGTGGGAGTTGGATAAGAAGAGGAAGTTATTGAAGGAAAAAGGGGAGGAGCTTTCTAGTGACGATAAGGCTAAGTTGGATAAGGCGGATAGGGATAGGAGTAGGCTATGGGGTGTTCTCACTACGGGCGTTAATATCGAGGGCCGGAAGTATAAGGCCGCAGAAGGAGAGACGCTACGAGATCCCGGTATGGGGCTTAATTCTAAACAGGTTAGTAAAATGCTCTGGCCAAAGGGAAAGAGGAAGAGTGGGAAGAATTCTTCTATCTCTAGTTCTCTCCGAAAGGTTGATAAGAAGACGGGGATAGGAGAACTGGCAGAAGCGGAGACATTTGGGAAGCTACGTAGGCTTGAATCGCATCTTAGGAATTTTCTGCATAGGATCTATGTTGGAAGAGTTACCCCCGCGAAGGCGTTCGAGAGAGTGTTCGGTGACGAGGCATATGCTAAGATGATGACTTTTCTCTTCCAGCCTCAGAGTGAGATGGTTAAGTTGTTTGATGCAGAGACTCTTTTGCTAGATCCGGGGTTCTTGAAGAAGGAGATGGATCTTACGTACAATGCGCTTGGTAGGATGATTGATGTATATGGAAAAGAACATCAGCAGAGATTGATGTATTCCTGGGCGGGAGAAGCGGTTGAGACGGAGGGGGAAATTGCACAGGAACATGCGAGAGAGAACTTAACAGATCGTGACAAGACGATGGTTAATGATCTCTTTGGGCAAATTAGTAAGAAAAACTGGGATGATTTGTTTGCTCTCGATCCCACTGTGGATTTCTTTGAGAATTATTTCCTGGGGACTTATAAGAATACCGCAAAACTCCGAGCACTATTGAAGGATAGTGTGCTAAGAAAAGTTTCAACCGCGATGAAGAAGAAGAAGAAGATAATGTCCATGGCGGATGCGGTTGAGCATTATGGACTTGAGCCGAAAACGTGGAACCCGGTTTGGAACCTACGGACAGAATATCTAATGATCGCAAACTATCGTGCGATGATACAACTAAGGGCTTATCTACGAACCCGAACAGATATGTATCAGATCGCGGATGCACCGCCCGCGGATGGTTGGGATATTCTTCCAAAGGGAATGGGAGAATTCTTTGGAGAAGGATATTTTCACCCAATCGCGCGACAGTTGATGTCGAATCTTTATGGAAAGAATGCTTTTTCAAAAGGTGGGTTGAAGCTTATTAGAAGTCTCTGGCAGGTTGCACAAGGCGTAGCATTTACCCTGGGACCTATCTTTCACCTCGGAACAGTTACCGCGCAGATGTTAGCAAATGCTCCGATTGGTTCGTTCCTTAGACCGAAGTCTTATAGGAATTTATATAGGTTTATGAAGAAATTCCGTCATCCTAGGAACATGGTGGACCCTGCGAATATGACTGTCGAGGATATGAATGTCTTCGCGGAGTTCCTACGAACCGGGGGAAATATCCGGGACAATCATGCCGCGGAATTTGTAACCGCGTATGAGAACTTTATGACAGGGACTATTAGTGAGAATCTCTATCTCTCGACCGCGGGAGAACTTGCGAGGCTACCATTAAGGGTCGCTACGATTCCATTCCGGGCACTTTCTCGATGGACCTTCCATGAGTTTATTCCAATGGTTAAGTTTCTGGAATTCTCGAACTGGTACAAGGACTTTGTTAAGAGAAAGAAACAGGCCCCGACGGATAGGGAGATGATTGAATATAATAATCATCTTCAAAATCTATTCGGGGAGATGAATGAAAAGCTCTGGGGCTTTAGTGGTACGGCTACCTCCGCGCTTAGGATAATGTGGATCGCTCCTGGGTTCATGCTTGGTGACTTTCTTACCATGTTCAAGGCTGGGACACAGTGGAAGGGTGGGCATCATTCGAGGAAGGCAATGTTTCAATACTTCACGGTGAAGGCTGTATTTGCTTCGTTGATAACCTTCTGGCTTACCGGGAAGTGGAAAGATCCGCCAGAGAAAGTTGAGGATATTCTTGATCTCTGGAAAATTGATACGGGGCAGGTTTATCAAGATGGACCGAATAAAGGGAAGGAGATAAAGATAGAGACCCTTACTGTTGGTAAGGACTATTCTATTGGTCTCCCCGCTGCGCTTGAGGCATTTAAGGGGAGACCTGGGAAGGGAGCGTTGCGCCTCCTGGAAGATTTCTCCAAGAGAATGTTTAGCTCGGTAACGGGTGGGATAAAGAGTCTCTCGGATATCGCGGACATAACGGTTCGCGGGAAGAAGCTGGTGGATTGGAAGAACAAGAGATTGATTAATGTCCATGATACTACCCTGCAGAAGATGGGGAAGTTTTTTATGCAGATATCTAGTAACTTTACCCCGTATGGTGTAGCTCAGGGAATGAGAGCGAAGCGGAATGGAATGAATGCTTATCAGTCTATTCTTATCGCATTGTCGGGGACACGGCTTGGATTGTCTGAGAAGGATAAGAGGGAGAATGAACTCGCGCAGTTGATCCGCGCGTATAAGAGCGGTGATGAGAGTTTATATTTTCAGATGTCTAAGAATGGATTCACCGAGACAGAGATAGAGGACTGGAACCAGAAGGTTAAGGACTTTATGAGCCTCCCAGAGATTACGCCCGCGAAGATAAAGGAATTCGAGCTGGATAAAAAGCCCCTTGGAGTTTCGATAGAGGAATATGATGAGTATCTCGCGAAGGAGATGTATTATATCTCGGTCAAAAAGAAGGAGAATCATGGAGAGGAATCCTATGATGATCGCCAGAATCTTAACCGCCTCGCGAAAGCGTGGGTCCAGAGGGGTTACGGGGAGAAGGATCTCAAGAATATTATAACAAGAGCGTTGAAGAAGAAGAAAAAGCCGAAGGGGTATACTCCCTCGGTTATTCGCAGGATTAATTTCCTCCGAAGAAAGAACCCAACGTATCGTGCAAAGGTCACGATTAAGGAATTTAATAGCCATAAGCCAGGAGTAGAGAAATGAAGATACAGGTAGAGTGCGAGAATGCGTTTAACGTTAGTCTTTGTCAGCAGATGTATCAAGAGGGGGATTTGATAGTTGATAAAAACCCGGAGTTGGTGGTAACGGATCGGGATTATAGAGGAGATGTTCCTTTTGTTCGGATAGGGGGAGTTCTTTCGAGGGCGATCTGTAGAACACTGGACTTCGAGACGGAGAAGAAACCAGTTTGTTATATCTCGAAGTGGTTTGATAGGTTTAATGGCTGGAGCGATCAGCTTATTATTCTTATCCCGATTTTCGGGGTGATGAATGAGGGTCTCGGTGCGGGCGTTTGCACAGGGGCCGCCTTGAGATATATAAATCACTCGATTCTCCAGGAGAGATTTTCGAACGAGGTCTTAACTGGGATTCTACAAAAGCAGCGGCATACAGGATTTGTCTCAATAGGGCTAAGCGAAGAGGGTGAGTCTGTGGATGTTTCATACGGGATTCCTTTCTATGGGAACTTGATTGTATTGGAAGGATGTAAGCAGAGATTGAGTGAGTTTTTCACAAACCAGGTTCCGTTGATGGAATCCTGGGCGGTTGGCCTTCTAGTGACACGGTTCCCGTTCCCCGCGAAGCAGAGCGAGGAGAGGATTTTCATCGAGGGAATTTCTAGATCTATTCAGAAGCATCTTGTGACCCCGTTCGTGGAATCTTATAAGCATTCGTTTTACACGGATTCTACTATCGTGGCCCTGGCAACAACGTGGGATCTTCGATTGGTTGACGCGAATAAGAGAGCGGTTTCTATCGCGAGGAGTCTATTATTCGGGGAGAAACAATTCCGGACTGATCTTAATAGCGCGGTACAGGAGGTCTGGGCGGGACTAATGAGAAGGAATATTATCGTATCCACTGATAGTAACCCCGCTGACCATCCACCTGAAAGCGAATCTCTCCAGAGGAAATCAGAGTGTGAGTCAGTTCCCCCAGTTCCCGAGAGTTCATCTGCCTAGAGAAGTGGCGCTGAAGGTCGCTTACCTTGCATTCGCCTCTTTTACGTATAAACGCCCGGACGAGTTCGATCTTGGAACCGGTCTCTGTGGAGGTTATAAGAGAAAGAACTTCCACCATGTGGTTCTCTGCGTCGAGGAGCAGTCCATAGGCTTGTTCTATATGACGAAGCTCGATGATCATTTTATCTGTCTCTGCGACGGAGAAAAGGATCGCGAGCTTTATCATATGGACGTGGCGTCTAGAGGCATAGCCGCTTAGGTATTTATTTTCGTAGAAGGAACTATTGTCATAGAAGTCATTGTATTGTGTTATATAGAATTCCTTCGCTTCGGGGGATAGTTCCATTTGCCCCTGGAGGGAGGCGATTTTATCTAGACCGATTATGAGCTCGCTTCTTATGCCGTCATTTTCAGGATTGGATTCCGTCCAGGCTTGTGGAGGGGGTGGGTTCTTTACATAGATGAAGAGAATTCGACTCGTTAGACCCCCGCCGATAGCGTCTGTAGGAACTGCCTCCCGTATCCACTCGATCGTGGAGCCGCCAAGGAGACCGAGGCAAGTATGTTTTAGTTCCTCTTTTCCTCTGCCCTTTGTCCGGTATTCGAAAGATTCCTTGCAGTCGTATAGGGAAATCAAAAGAGCAGCGAGACCTTGTTCGTAGGTTCTTTTGTTTAGGAAGTTCGATAGTTCGTCTACTACAACGAATCCCTGATGGGCAGTTATCTCGTCGTCCTTCTTATCCCGCATTGCCTCTATAAGCGCTTCGGGCGTTATCTTCTGAGCGATTATATTCGGCTTATTCTCCATACCAGGGAAGAGTTTCTCTATCTGACCGATTGATGTAGATTTCCTACACCGGCCGGACCCCGCTACTAGGACCACGAACATATTGGGATAGATCCTATACGTTCCCATGTCTACATAGACCCTTCTTCCAAGTGCGGAACTTATGCCACTAAGTCCGCACCATAGTGCGAACATCTCTGGGATTTCCGTTCCTTGTGAGAGTCCTATGTATTTTCTTATCCAATTATTCTCCATCTATTTCTCTCTTTCTCGTTGGTTCCGTGCGATGCCTCGCCTCTTCTGCTGCTTGGCGTGTGGATATCTTACGTATCTCCCGAAGTACCCACTCAACACCCGCACGCCACATATGCCCTCCACGGCTCAGACGCGCCTGCGGAAGACCGCAGTAGAGTCCTTCGAGCGTGTCGGCAGTCTTTCCCGCAACATCACAAATCACGCTACGCAGCTTGTCTGTAATGGCCTGTAGCTCGTCTCGCTCTTTTGTCACAGCGGCGAGTTGGCGTTCGTAGCAGTCTGGTACACGTATCAGCCCCCAAAGTTTTACGCCATTTGAGTACGCTTGCGGTTTGGCTTTGTTAAACGACCCGCATTCCCAATGGGTTGCATCAATAGCTTCTGCTCCGCACTTCGGACATTTATCGCTCATTGTTGTTCTCCTTTACCGCATTAACTAACGCCTGTTTAGCAACCCATACCATTTGTTCCGGATAGGTGTAGTCGGGCTGGGTTGAGATGACTCGCAGCGCTTCTCTGAATATCTTATCATTAGCTTCCAGTTTTCTCAGCCGCTCGTAGTCCTGCTGCGGCCACTCGATCACTAAGCCGCCACCTCATTATCTCCACGCCGATGAACTGCTCCATCTGCTCGTCGGTCCATGTTTTCGGGTCGGTGCTCATGCTTTGTTCTCCTTTCAATTATTACGGTCGCTTATTAATATAAGCCACAAGCACACACCCGCAACAAGTGGCCATCCGAACATGGCGAATAGATACAAAAGTGGTGGATCGTTGTTTTCGTCGTCCCAAACACGCATCAATTTTCCTGCCAATACCATCCCCATCAAATACAACAATGTTGCACAAATCAAGCTAATCATCTTTATTCTCCTTCTCTTGTGCCGCCAGAACCTTGATAGCGTTTTCAAGCAGTTCTACAGGGACAGACCACGCCAGCAGCCCGCCCTCCAGTCGCACCCCATGCTTCCGCAACTCGGCCACTATATCAGAAGCTTCCGGCTCTGGGGCGGGGATGGGCTCGGTCTCAAGTGCAAGCACATCGACTCCAATATCAGTCTTGGTTTTATACGGGCGGATTCCGCTTAATCGTATCGTAGGCTCACACCCTAGAGCTTCCAGCACCTGACACCCGATATCTATTTGCTGCTGAAGGGTGTCGTCTGAATCTCCGATTCTGTCGGGCATGGGGTGCAAGTCGTGGCGTGGTTCTAGAATGACCCTGACGGACCAGTCTGTACCGTCGTCCTCAAGCTCTTCCTCCACATTCCATATTTTGTGAGTGTTGGGCACAGCCGCCAGCACCTGACGCCCTACCTCTATCCGCTGCTGAAGGGTATCGCTAGGCATGGGGTGGATGGTGTGCACCGATTTACCCTGCGAGAGCATTCCGCGTTCGATAACAATATCGCCATCCGGGTGCAGATATTTACTGTCCGTAGTTCCTCGTTTCCCCACCATCCCCACGAACTCATTCTTCTCTGTGTCGTATAGTGCATATTTCTTTTCCATTATTTTACTCTTTCTTCTATACAGTTAACCGAGCCGCACCGGGGGCAGCAATCGCGGATTTCGTAGTAAGGTGGATCGTCACCGTGGTAAGGATCGAAATGGGGAGGTTGTTCCCGTAAGGCTTCTTCGGGTTCTAGTTCGCTCTCGCAATAGGTGCAGTAGTAGATCATCTTTTCTTTTACCTCGTGATAGAGTTCGGACCATTTTTCTTTCTCATGTCGCTGCTTCTTTGTCCATCCTTTTCTTTGCGCGAGCAAATATATTTGGAATTTTACATTCGCGTCACGTATGATAGAGATCTCAATCACTGCCCTGCGTTGCATCGCAACAGAGATGGGGTTTTAATGTGTGGAATCTTATCATGATTACTCCTCTATTGTTATAAGAATATCGCGAAAACCTGTGCCTTTACAGTATGGGCAAGAAGCTGGGGAATGCACAATGTCTCCATAACGAATAGGTTTTCCCTTAAAGGTAAGAGTATCCTCATGCGTGCAGAATTTCTTTCCTTGTATAAAAGGTCCCTTGTCTCCATGTTTTCGTTCTCTCATATTATGATCTCCTCTTGGTCCCACCAATTGGGGCCGGTTGATATTTCTACGGGGATATCTAGCGGATGTTTTGTAGTATTAAAATTAAGAGGGCAATGATAAGCATCGCGTAGTACCCGAATACATTCAGGAAGATCTTTTTCAAGAGCCAGGATGTTAATTTCATCATGGACCGGGATAATAGGGAAAGAACCCTTGGGAAGGTTCTTGTCGCAGAAGGTCCAAGCTCTATGCACGATATCTCCAATTGTGGATTGGGGACGGTATGCATATGCAGAACGGTAGGTGAACTGGTCGAGGCGGCCAAGGAATTGTCTACGGCGACCGAGTGGAGTCGTGAGAGTTCTTGTTGAGTTAATCTCACTTTCGATTCGTTGCCACCATTGTTTAATATGGGGTATTCCATTATGGTATCCTTCTAGTGCTAGGGTTGCGTCTTTGACGCTTACTCTATAGGTTGCCGCCGCTAGTTTTGGGCCGAGACCGTAGTTTCCACCAAGGACTCCTACCTTGGCGATTGATCTCTGGTCCTTTGTTACGTTGTGTTCGTGTATGTGGTAGAGATTTTTCGCTGCGTTCCATTTGTAGATATCGAAAGATGGATCGTCCATATAGTGTTCTATTACTTCGTGGACACCAGCGTCCCAGAATACGAATCGTGCCTCAGCTTGGGATAGATCACTGTGGAGCCAGATGTACCCATCCGGGGCGTGGAACATTCGTCGCATTTCATTTTTAGGGGTTTGTGTGATATTGACCCCTTCTTTCCATAGGGTCTGGCTAGAGGACAACCGACCGGTAACAGTACCCGCAATGTTATACGTAGTGAGGGTTTTGCCATCTACTAGATCCTTTTTCAGGAATGTACCGATCATCTTTTTCGCACCGCGATAGTCGAGGATTTTGTCTATAGTTCCTGATAGGTTTGGAAACTTGCCGCGGATCTTGATGAGAGTCTTCTCGTCTGTTGATGGCTTTTTCGTTTTGTGGTTTCTATGGATAGGGACTTTTTCCCGGAGGTATAGCCAGTCGTGGACCTGTTTAGGGGAGCAGGGATTGAGATCAAATCCGACTCTTTTAGTAACCTGTTCCTTTGCGTTAGCAAGTTTGGTTGTCCACTTGTTGAGGAGCTTTTCTCTTTCTTTCTCATCTGTTGGGATTCCTCGATTCTGGGCCCGAGTATAGGCTATCATCGCGGGCTCGCTATGTTGTTTGTAGAATGTATAGAGATCGCTGTTCTGGAGATCGGTTGTTAGAACGTCCCTTATCTCTCTAGTAACACAGGCATCCATTGCGTTATATTCCCACTCGCTTTGATCGTAGGCTGTGTTGTGGTCGCTATAGAGAGGGGTTTTAGTATAAACCGTGGTCATGAAGTCGAGGTTCTTGGGGAGTTCGGGGTATAGGACATGTTGTGCGATTAGAGTGTCCATATCTAGGCCGCGGATAACGAAGCCGAATTCCTGCGCAAGGCGCGTGCTATCGAATGGGTAGTTCTGGGCAGTTTTCTTTATCAGAGGATTCTTGAAGAACTCGTAGAGTGCGCTTAGAATTTCTTTCTCGTCCTGGAGGTTGTAGAAGTTCCCATTAGTGTCCCCCGTGTGGGAGGTTGTTATCAGGGATTTACCACTAGGGTCGGGATGAATTGTGTGGTTAGAGACTGTTATGAAGGGAATACAGATTGCTTCTAAGGGATCTTTGGATAGAGCGAGACATCTTATAAGCTTATTCGGCATTGTCTCTATGTCGAAGGATACTATGTCGTCTTCTTTTAGGTTCGCTAGATAGGATAGAACGGTTTCTTTCGAGGGAGCAAGGATGAAGTTTCTTTTCGGAATGTTTATGGAAGGAGTGAATTGCTCTTTATATGCTTTCCGGATGTCGATCTCTGCGATTGTGCGGTAGATGTAGTTCTTGAGAATTGTGCGTGGGTGATAGGTGGAGATGAATTTTATTTTAGAATTCTCTCGTGGGAGGGGGACATATGCGCTTGTTTCTAGGATAGAGCCGCGCCATTTATCGACCGATCTTTTTCCGTTATCGAGGGCGCGGAGGGATTCGTTTCCGAAAGCGATTATTATATTAGGGTTGACGAGGCGGAAGATATCGGAACGAAGTCTCTGGATGGATAGATGAAGACCTTTTCCTCGGTTGCACTGTGCGGGGTCTGTGTAGAAAGTGCGGAAGTTCCCGCTATATGGGCGCTCGGAGAGAACGCTTGTGACGTAGCAATCGCGAGGGTTTATGGAATTACGTTCGAGCATTTCCTGGAGGAGCCGGCCCTCGGGACCGTTGAGGAGAGTTCCTCTATTATTGTCCTCTTTCGAGGGCATGTCTAGGAGGATTAGGATCTTGGCATTTAGGGGGCCACTTGATTGGCAGATCATATTGAGAAGTCCTGGAGGTCGCTGATAATTTCCTCGGGGGAATAGGAGAGGGACTGGATTTGTTCTACTAGATCTTCGACCTGGCTCTTTAGTTTTACCTCGATTGAGTCTTCTGTGTCCCAGCGGACTTGATCAAGTTCTTCCTCGTGTTTTATTTTGAGTTCTTCTATTTTTCCCCCGTGGATGGTTTCGATCTCGGTATAGAAATCGCAGTAGAAGTCCTTTTCTGGGCGAGATAAGTATCTCCATTTCTTTGTCTTAATGGGTTGATTATTGTCGTAGAATTGTTGGATGAATGTTTCTTTCGATGGAGATATCATTCCTCGTTCCTTTTCTGGAGATATTCTCGAACCATGGGGTTGAATTCATTTATCATAGCAAGGGTGGATTCGTAGATTACTTCCGGCGCTTTGCAGCATAGGTCGATAATCCACCATTCGAGGCGGTTTATTATTTGATCCGCTTCTTTGTGTAGTTGCTCTTCTTTTTCTCTCTCGAACAATTTTCTCTCCTTTTTGGAAAAGGTGGGGAGGAATTTCTCTTTATCCCTCCCCACTTTTTCTACTCGGATTATTCAGGCGCGATGAACTGTTTTACCTGCGCGGTTAAGCGAGGCTTTGCGCCCTCTTCCTTGGGAGTATACATCTCGTGCTTGACAAGGACCTTTACCAGTGTTCCTACGAACTCCGCGAGATCTATTCCTTCTTCCGAGGGAGTGAGGCCCGCGCTGATGATCATTTTCTTCAGGCTGCGGGCTCCGAGCGGGGTCCATATGCAATGGTTCGCGAAGAGCATACGACCCTTGTCGTCGCACTCGTCCGTTATGATCATTCGGGCCGCGATCATCTGACCGCCACTCTTCTGTTCTACCGTGGGCTCTTCCTGGATCTCGCAGAGATAAACGCCTTCTGCGACGGGAGGATCTTCGTCGGGTACATTGTTGAAGTTAAGATTTACTATAGTCATTTTCTTTTTCCTTCTATAAGGAGGTTGGGGATAGGAGGGATACGTTTCCTCTCCTTTTTCTAAAATACAATTTCTTCGCCGCTGGATTCTAGGTCATTTAGTTCTCCTATTTCGTGATATTCCGTAGAGAGTTTGTCTGTTAGTTCTTCGTGCTGTTGCATTAGAAGTTCAACCGCGCGACAGAGATTATCCATGGAGCTCATTAGTTTAGATATTTCTATCGTTAGGGTCTTCATCTTCGTTAGCACTACGCTGTCTTCTGCTATTTGTTTGTCTGTTCGTTTTTTCCCAGGATTGCTGCCGTGCGATGCATTTTTCACGAGGTGGTTTTTATTGTCGATGTTCTCTGTTGTTTTACAATGAGGGAAGGTTGAGCAGCCCCAGAACGCTCCGTATTGGCTCTTGCGTTTCTGCATAGGGGAACCGCAGGATGGGCATTTTTTCTCTTTTTTCTCTGGCATTATATTAGCTCCTGGTATAGTTGTTGCATTATGTTGCGGATTCTTAGAGCTTTCTCAGGGGTTTCTGGTATGATGTTCTTAGAACTCTGGACCGCCCAGAGAGCTATTTGAGCCAGTTCTAGGTGTGTTATTGGACCTTGGAGATATTGCATGCAGCCGCCAGCATCTTTGGCTTGTATAGATACTCGGGTTACTGGATTTGTTTTCTTGGGATAGCTATGTTGAAGGAATACGATAGCTCCGCCGCAGCAATAGAGTTCAGAAGAACTCATTCTCTCTCCTCCCATTCCTCTGGGTCTCTTGTTACTACGTATTCTTTAGAACTCATAACCTATTCCTTTCAGGATTTCTGGGAGACCTTTTTTAGCCGATTGGAGATTTGGGATGTTAAAGCGGGATCGTGCGAGGGTGGATGCGGTGGCCTTTGTCTGGATTAGGAAATCTACCTCGCCCTTCTGGAGGTTTTTTAGCTGCATTCTCCATATTTCGTCGAACCAACTGCAGATTTTACCAGGGAGTTTGCGGCCTGGGATTGCGACGCGGATGTCGATCTTGTTGTCGTACTCGATGTAGTGCTGGTGAGCTACTACGATTACGCAGAGAGGGAGGGCTTTCATAACTGTTAGGAAGTTTTCGACTTGGTTGAATGCGAGACCGTATTCTTGGAGCTGGGGATTCTGGCCGATGTGATTGCTTGCACCCTGGACCTGTCGCATTGCGGCGTCTAGAAGAGAGGTTAGGGAGTCTACGCAGAGGGCCTTGAAAGGATAGGTTCCCTTCTTGCATTTTTCTGTCACGCTGTTTAGATGGATCTTTGCCTCGGTGAAAACGGTTCCGCGTTTGGGATCTTTCTCTTTTAGAGAGATTACGTCTACGAGTTGGCGTTGGTCGTAGAAGGAATCCTTTAATGTTCTCCCCGTCATTACGCCATCGTCTAGGTCCATTATCTGGATTCGTTCTCCGAGGGTTTGTACGAGCGCGGTTTTCCCTGTTCCGGCGGGTCCGTATAGTAGGATCTTCGGATGGGTTATTTTTATTTCATTTAGTCTTACCATTTTTCTCTTTCTCTCTTGGGATTATGCCGTGCGATGCATTTTCTTTCTATTCTAAGGTATCGAGCTTTTCCAGGAACCGTTCCCAGTTTATATCGTTCTTTCTGTAGAGAACGTGGCGCCCGCTTTTGTGGGAGAGGACGAAGTTCCTGTTCTCTAGGATCTTTAGATGATGGCTTGTTATGGAGGTTTTTAGGTCGAGGAGCTTTGCGATTTTTGTACTATTAAGGGCGTTGCGGTTTTTGAGGAGGGATAGGATTCGTAGACGGGTAGGATCGCAGAGGCATTTCATATCGCGGAGGAGATTTTTCATTTCTCTTCCTCTTTCTTGGGGGCAAAGAGATCGTATTCTTTGACCTCGAATATGTTCTTGAGATCGGTCCAGTTTTCAATTCGACAGAGATCGCAGTAGTCACAGCGGTAGCCGTGGGAACCGAACTGGCTGTAGGGATGGCAGGCGCTGAGATCTTTCGGGAAGTTCTGGTTTTCCTCACACTGCTTTATGCGGGTTGTTTGTAGTTGTGCCCATTCTATGAATTCCTCCATCATGGTTTCGCTTATGAGGGCGAGATGGAGGATTACTTCTGCTTTTGTTATCGCGGTTCCGAGGGCCTCGATTATTGTGCCGCTGATGGTTTCGTCCGGCATGAGCATTTTTAGAATAAGGGCGTAGGATACTGTTTGGGGATTGTAGTCGAAGCCGCTTAGGAAGGTTGCACCGAGGCGGCTGGAGGTTTTATATTCTACAGCGAAGACGGTATTTAGATCCGTGTGGCGGCCGACTGCGTCGATTTTCCCTACGAACGGGCGATCTAGGCCGATGTCAATAGCGAATGCTAGCTCGTCCGGGGATACGGATTCGTCTAGTTCATAGCCTCCTGGCGGGGGTGGAATTATTGTATAGATGGGGTGGCCTCGGTGGAGGGTTAGGACGTTTTTTAACAGGACCCTTGCGCGAGAGGAGTTTCGTCTGCGATCTTCGCGATTATCGCGATCCTGCCATACGGCTATGAATTCACACATAGCGGTTTCGATATCGCCGCGTATTGCGTATGGGATTGCTGCGTGGATTGCGCTGCCGTAGGTCATAGGAAGGGATTCATCAGGAGAGCGGAGGCGACAGCCGCTACTGTAGAAGAACTTCCTCGGGCAGCGTGCGAAGGATGTTAGACTGCTTATGGAGATGTGATCTTTTTTCTTGTAATGTTCGAAACCTGGCATTTTAGCTGTCATTTTCGAGGTCCTTTATCTGCTGTGCGAGTGCTTCGCATTCTTTTTCTACGTAGGAAAGGGTGCGGTGGATTCCATCTATGGAACTACAGGAAGCATCTCCCTCGTGGGCACAATCAAAGCCAATCCACCAATTAGATTCTCCGTCAATTGGATAACCCTTGAGATTATCTGAATAGGTTAAAGAACCGTGAACATCGAAGTAGATTTCGGGGGTTATGTTCTCGGGATCATAGATTAGGACTAAGAGAACACTTCGTTTTCCTCTTTCCTTTTTTTCTTTTTGTTCCCATTTTTCTTTGAGAAGAGGGTGGGGTTGGTTGTAGGGGATTTCGTAGAGAAAGTGATCTGATGGGATTTCTACATATCCGCAGCGATGGCTTTTGTTGCGAACAAGGAGGCAGGCTGCGCGGAATCCACTCTTTGTTATCCAATCTTTTTCAAGAATATAGGAATTAGCTAACATCTTTTTCTTCCTCTCGGAGGATCTCGAGCGCGGTGTTTATCGCGGTTTCTGTGTCCTCGTCAGTTAGTTCCATTGTTTCGATGTGAGCTAGGATTCTCTGGGTGGGATGGTGGAGGACTATAAGGTGGCCCTTTTCTCCTGGGAATTGCCAGAGAATGAAGCCGCATCTTTTGTCTGTTAGTTCTTTTCCCTTGTTGTAGAGTTCTTCCGTGGGGCAGGGGTAGAAGAGGCCTGTGTACTGGCCGTGCGTGGAATGGTATTGTGCTCCGGGGATAAAGAGTTCTTTTTCTTTCTCTTTCTCTTTCTTGAGTTCTTCTCGGACTTTGTTGAGTTCATCTGGCATACTGATCATTTTCTATTCCTTTCAGGCGTTCTAGGATATTTCTAGAGAGCGGGCTTACTCGGGCCCGCGGAATCTCTAGTTCTCTTGATATTTGTTTATAGGATAGGTTTAGAATGTGGCGGTAGTATAGGATTTGTTGTTCGAGTTCTGTTAGGTTTGCTTTTTCTATAAGGGTTTCGAGATCGGTTGTTGGGAGGAGAAATCTAGGCGGGGGCTTTTCTGGGTCGAATAAAAGCCCGCGCATGGGTTTCTTTCTCTTGCGGATTTGATCTAAGATTCTGCAGCGGATTAGCCAGTTCTTGGGTTGCTTATCCGGGTGTTCCTGGAACCATATCCAGACATCATGGGCGATATCGAGGTGGTCATAGCGGACCATTTTTCTAGATATGGATAGGATTTTCTTGTACATTTTCTTTTTCTAGGATTTGGGGGAATTGATCTCGGCTTTTTCTTTTTCTATGGAGGCCTTTAGGTTCTCTAGTTGTTTTTTGTTCTCAGGAGAGGGGTCGAGGAGGTAGAAGGTTAGAGTGTCTATTCTTTTGTAGAGAGTTAGGACTGCGTTTGTTAGGTTTTGTATTGTTATAGAGTCTGGGAACATGTTGTTAGATTCCTAGGGCTGCACGCATTTCGGGGGATAGGAGGGAGAGTTTGTCTTTCTGGGTCTTTGTTAGGATTGGTTTCTTTTTCTTTTTCGTTGTTGTGGGTTTTCTCTTTTTTCTGAGAGGGCGGATTTTGCGCTGTTCTCGGAGATCGAGGAGCCATTCTTCTTTTCTCTCTGGGTAGGTTATTATGCCGGGGAGGATGTTGCGGGTTTTGCTCATCTCGTTCCTCGATCGTGCTCTTCGCCGCAGAATGGGCAGGCGAGTTCGTTGTCTGTGATTATTCCCCCGCAAGCGGGGCAGTTTGTTATTATATCATCGGGTTCTTTTATGTGTTCGGGATATGGTGGGTCGTAGGAATAGGACATTTTTCTTTTTCTCCTAGAGGAATATTGCGAGAAGGATCATGATGAGAAGGCCGAGGGTGAAGAATAGGGCGATCTTTGTCATGGGATCGTAGTTGCGATTTTTCTTGGGAGTGTAGATCATTTTCTTTCTATACCTCGGTTATTGTTAGGTTAGTGGGCTGAACGTAGGTATCAGGATCGAACGTTGTCCATTCTGCTTCTGTGAGATTTATCACAGTGTTTCCCTCGACTGTTAGGTAGAGTCTGCGTTTGTATTTGAAAGTATCGCCTTTTGTGAGGTGCTTGATCTTTACGCGTTTTTCCTTTTTTTCTAGAGTATAGGATGTTTAGATAACGGTGGTAGGAGTCGAACCATACAGATCTTGAATTTAGATATCATGTTCTAGATCTAGAACCATGCCATGCTTTCGCTGGGATCACTTTCTCACCGTTGTTTGGTTGGAGGGGGTTTGATTATTCCCCTCCAACCGGGTTGGATTCTAGTAGTAAAGAACTCCTAAATTCCTGCTGCTAGAATCCCTTTTTCTTTTAGTCGAGATCCTCGTCATTGTTATCGTCAATGGGGGTCTCGACGGGTTCGGCTGCCGCGTCCTCGTATTGCTTCTTGAGGATAGCGGTTTCCTCTGCGATGCGATTCACGAGCCAGGCCTTGTCGCCGGCGTGTGCGGCGATTTCCTCGGGCGGAATTGCCTGGAATGCCTGCATCTGGAGGTCCAGCTTGGACGGCTTACCTGTGACGGCTGCACGGAGGCGCTGTGCATTCGTCTGTTTAATCTGGGCGTTGATGAATCCGAGGATAATGGATTCGCCCTGATCTGCGACTGCTTCCTCTACTGTTTCGAAGATAGGGAACGTAGCTGTTCCGACAACTTTTCCGCCACTTCTTACCGGGGTTGAACCTTCTTGCATCTTACGACTCCTATAATAGGGGTTATGGGGTGGAGATTCTACATTGATCTCCTTTTCTCTGTTTTCTTAGTCTTGGAGGACTAGTTTTCCATTTTCGGTTATATAGAATAGGCAGTTTCCGAAGGCGTTACGATCTACGCGGCATTCAATTTGGCCGCGGGGGGTTTTTGTTAAATAGAGTTCTACGGGTTTTTCTTTCCCTTAGTCGAGTTTGATTTTGCTGCAGGAATCAAGCTGGATGCCTGCGTTCTCTGCGATCTTATTGCTGAAGTGACTCATGCGGATTAGTTTTCCTTCGGGGGTTATTTCAAGGAGGCAGCTTGCTTGATAAGGTTCACCGAGGTTTATTTGTATTCGGTCTCCGTTTTTTGTTAGATACATTCTCTCGGGCTTTTTTCTTTCTTCGGTTGATTCGATCGTGATATTTAGCATCTTGTTTTCCTTTTCTTTCTAGGAATAGTGGATAGGGTATAGTGATAGAAGGGATTCGAACCCTTTGTTTTGGTTCCATCTGGTGGAGTCTGGCGAAGGACTCGGGGCCAGTCTGGTGTGGAGAGAAAGGAGAAAAACTCCACACCGCCGGATCTATCACTCTTTTCCTTGAACAGGTTCTGTTTGTTCAACTGTTCTCTTTATAGAGAAAGGAATTTTCTATCTCGATCACCTGTCGAGAATAGGGGATTCCTCACCTGTTCAAGGGGTGGGAGAGGGATGCACGCGATCCCTTTTCCCTTTTTCTTTTCTCTTTGTCCATTCTATGCACCTTTCTTCTGGAGATAGTAGGATTCTTTCTGGCTGTTTTCTATTTCTTCCAGGATACGGTAGGTTGGGATCGGTGGGAAGGAATAGAACCATTTCTTGCACTTTCGGCAATGGTAGATTACTTTCTTTTCCTTGTCGTAGGTGTGGATTCTCATGTCCTCCCGGCAGCATTTTTTATCTTTTGGGAGGCTTTTGTTTTTGTTTATTTGCTGGAGGATTAGATCTACGCAGGAATTTATTGGGGAGACTTCTAGTTTGCGGTTCTTGACGGTGAAGTTGTTATCTTTCCCGCGGACTGCTTTTCCTATTACGAGATTTTCCCATTTTATTTGGAACGAGTGGGTTGAGAGCCATTTTGTCTCGATTAATAGACCGGTCATTTTCTTTTCCTTTTAGGATAGTAGGGGGAGGTGTTTTTATTTCTCTCTTTCCTTTCTAGCAAGGTCGCCCGCGAGGGATAGTTCTTCAAGAGAGATCGAGAGAGGAATTTCCATTCTCTCGTATTCATCCCACATGAAGGACATGTAGCGTTCTTGGGAGGGAGAGAGATCGTAGACCCGGATTATCTCGATCCCTCTCGGGACTTTGCGTTCGAGTTGGGCATAGGAGGGGTGAAGGGTTATTTCCCAGTTGGTCATGGTTCTCTCTTTCTGTTTGTTATCTTGGGGGTTATTTGAGGTGCGGTGATAGGGTATTATAGTTTGATGGGGGTTGGAATTCAAGCAATGGATCGTAAGTCCTTTCCCTATCGCCACTTATGAATCAACTTTCCTCACTGGACACTTGGTCTATCGAACTAGCGCCGCTCTCTTTTTCCACAAACTCTATGAATTCCTCGAAGGTTTCCTTGTGGCCGCCGAGTGATTTTACGTAGTCAGATTTGGGGTCGATGGATGTGAGGATAAGAACGGAACCGATTGCGAGGAAGCGTCTTTTCTTCTCGTCTTGGAGGCTTAGTATTGTTTCTGGGACAGTTTCTCCGAGGACTGCGGAGAGGTTGGAGAGAATTGCGGAGGCTGTTATTATTCCGAGGGTTTCTGTTTTGGTTGTTTCGGGATCAAGCATTTTGTTTCCTTTCTAGGAGTTTTGTTCCAGGAATTCTTGATGCGCGGTTAGTTGGCTTTGCTGTTCGAGGGCTTTTTCTAGGGCGGTTTTCTTCTTTAGGTATCGTTGGTGTTTTAGTAGGCCGCCGAAAGGTTGCATTGTTTTGTTGTAGAGGATACAGGCGTTGGAGAATTTGGTGCATTCTCCGACCCAGATTAGTTTTCTGTTTATTTTTATATAGACCTGGTATTTTTCCTTGTTCTTTTTCTTGTAGATATAGGGGGCTTTTTTCTTTTTCTTTCTAGGCACATTTCTTTTCCTTTTTTTCTAGAGATTCTTGTTCGCGGCCGGGGTTTCGTAGCCGAATATGGAACCGCTTACTATGCACTCGATTTCCTTTTCTGTTATATTTAGTTCTTTGTTTAGGAGGTCCATGATGGTTTGGGCTTTTTCTCTTGTGAATGTTTTCGTTAGGTGGACGTGATAGGATCGCTCTCCTGTGTTTATTCTTATTACTATCCAGCGATCGGGGGCTAGTCTTTTTATGGAATAGCAGTAAGGTGGGAGCTTAGCGATGTTCTCTTGCGCGGTTGTTTTTAGTTTATTATTCATTTTCCTTTCTCTCTTTTGAGATAGATTTATCTAGGTTTTCCATCGCGGTGTTCGCTAGTGCGTTTAGGATTAAGGTGTTTTTTATGTATTCTTGTTGGGATCTTTCGAGTTCGAGAGCGATTTCCCACTGGTTTTCATCTGTGGCTTTTTCGGCGCGCCTTTTCGCGCATTTGAGGAGCCGGAGTTGGGATTCGCTTTTCGTTTTTATTTGTTCCAGGAGCTCTGTGTCTCCTGGGACGAGTTTTATGTGTCGGGGAGCGTAATGGTTATAGCTGCCGAGCCAGTATTTTAGGCGGCTTATTTCCTTTGTTATGTATTTATAGTGATGGTTTATGACGATGTTTTCTTTGTATAGCATTTCTTTTTCTCTTTTTAGGAGAGGAATTGAGTTATTGGATTTACTGGAGATAGGTTTTCTATCGTATTTTCTTTCAGGAAGGCGAAGAATTCGGGGTTGTTTCCGGGATGGAGAGATTGTCCGAGCTTTACGAGAATTAGACAGAGGGCGGCTTCTACATCGAGGCTCTTGTGTTTCTCAAATGGCGGGGTTCCGATTGATTTTTCCAAGCAGTCGTGGAAGATTTTCTTGAATTCTTCTTTGTTGAATGTTATTGTGTTGTTAGGAGGGGGTGATTCCATCTTTCTGGTTCCTTTTCCTTGCTTCTTCCGTGGCTTCTTCGAATGTGGCGAAGTATTCCGTATGGATGTTGTTGTTATAAGAGCGCTTGGGATTGTAGACCTTGTATTTCTTCGGGTAGCGCTTTGTATTCAGGACCTTCCACTTGTCTTCGTTCCAGTCTATGGTCATTTTCCTATTCCTTTCCAATCACAATTCTGCCCTTACAGCTTTTCTTTGGACAGGAAATTGCTCTCTCTGTTTTCCCAAGAGAACGTGTGATCGTTCTCCCGCATTCCGGGCAGTTTACGGTCTTTAGTCTGTAGCAGATTTCACCGTTTAGGATCTTGAAGTTTTTCTTGCTTGTTTTCATTTCTTTTCCTTTCCTTTCCTGAATAGCGGTAGCCGCATAGGAATGCGGGGTTTTATCTTGCAAGAGCTTTCCTGTGTTCTTCTTTTGATAGAAATACTTTCATGAATATTGCACGGTTTCCTTTTCGTGCTATGAATTGACTTCTGTGGACCTTTAGTTTCACGATTCTGTCACAGGATTTCATATAGGAACCGGTGCAGTATTTGTTCAGACAGACGTGGATACCGCGGTTTACGCAGATCACGTTAGAAAGATAATCAATATCAAGGGGATCTTTCCCAAGTTCCTTTTTCTCTCTATTCGAGACAATCCAGCCGGGCTTGATTTCGTTGGAATCCCGGTGAACGCAACGATAGGCGGGGATCAGTATATTGCGTTTTTCTATCCTGTCATATATTTGTTCGTAGAACTTATAGACAAATGCCCAACCGTTTTCGTCGAATTCCATTTCCTGTGGCGGTTTGTTTTTCTTGATTTCTAGGCACATTTTTCTATTCTTTCTCCTAAGATTCTTTTCCTAAGATCTCTATACCGCACGTAGAGTGAATTTTATTCTACCACACGTGCCCATATTCTTCTTTCAGAATATCTTTTTTCAAAGACTCTTGCAATGCATATCTCCGATTACTTTTCCTGTTTTCATTTCTTTTCTCCTAAGATCGCTGTACCGCTCTACGAGCGGGGATTTATCTTAATTCAAAACCTCGAAGGATCAATACCGCAAGCATTCAGGAATCTTTCCCTATCAAACCTGGGATTCTCTCTTCCTATCGTTATCGCAATTTGTCTCGCGGTCTTTGCTCGTTGTCTTCGATGGTTTCTAAAAGATCGCGGGCCAGTTTCTCCATCACTCTTTTTGTTATCTATTCCTTCCTAGTAGTGGCAAAAAGATCGGCGGCCTAACGTCCTAATCGCCCTAACCAACCTAACCACTTATG